CTATTTAAGTCCTGCCTGCTTCAGTATTGAATTTGCCGTTCTTATATCGACATCTCCTCTATGGTTAGGTATCGTTACTTTTCCAGTCTTCGTTGGATGCTTATATTGCATATGCGAACCAACTTGCTTCACTAGATACCAACCGTCGTTCCTCACAAGCTTATCAAGCTCTCTGACAGTCATTTGCTCATCTCCTTCCTTGGTATCTTATCTATAATTATATTATACACACTATGCGCATAATGTCAACACTTTTATGCGCATAGTGTGTATTTATTGTTTGATATAGAAATAACCAACAGATTTATTCCCCTCTACGTGCTTTCGCCTCGTCTGAGTTGTGAATATCTCTGTAAATGTCCCTGTATCTTCCGTAAGACATATATGTTTCCATACCCTCAGGGTCCGGTTCTCTGCCAAGCTCTGCAAGATAAACTTTACGGATATACTCCTTCTGCTGATACTGGGCATATTCATCTGACTGCTTGATGTTGTCGTCAACATATGCCGTCAGATTGTCATCCCACGCTGCATCGTCCGGAATCTGGTTTCTGTAATTCTCCAGCCCTCCGTCATCTGCCGGCCTTCCCAGCAGTTCAATAAATGTACAGTTAATATACCAGTTCTTTTCTTCGTTTGTCATGTGTTCTCCTTCCTCTGTGTTCTTAGCTTCATCGGTATCTTTCACATATCCCACACCAAAGCCTTCACACACTGCGCTTACAATCGTATTTCCAATAGCTTCAAAATTTTCTTCATAAAGGAGCATATCATCTGCATCATCAATAAAACATACCTCCAGCAACGCAGATGATACACCTAAGTTCTTTACCTTATTAATGGCAAGAAAATTTTCCGCCCGGACTCCGCGATTTCTGAATCCCAAAGCTTCCATATTTCGTAAAATAATCTGCTCTGTATTGGTAGTTTCTTCTCTAGGTGTAACATAAATTTCCGTACCGCCGATGTCATCATCACCGCCCTCATCACCTCTGCCGGAATTAAAATGCACTTCGATTACATAATTGCACCCGGAAAAATCCGCCTGAAGTCCCAAACTCCTGTTACAATCCTTAAATGC